TAATAAAACACACGGTAGCTTTATCGACGGCGTCATGAAATACGTTCATAACGGTCGTGTGCATAGCCATGTGAACCAACTACGATCCGACGACGGTGGTACCGTCAGTGGCCGTATGAGTTACAACTCGCCTAACCTCCAACAAATCCCGGCTCGCGATCCAGAGCTTGGCCCCCTCATCCGTTCCCTATTTGTCCCCGAAGAAGGTCAGCAGTGGGCGGCTATCGACTTCTCGCAACAGGAACCACGGATCTTGGTGCACTATGCTAGGGCGTTCGGTGAATCACGTAATGCACCCTTGGCGGGCGTCGATGAAATTGTTGAGGCGTACTGCACCAAAGCGGACACTGATTTTCATACCATGGTCGCTGAAATGGCAAACATTCCCCGTAAACAAGCCAAAACCATAAATCTAGGCATGATGTATGGCATGGGTGTCAATAAGTTAGCCGACCAACTGGATTTATCTATCGACGAAGCGAAAGCCCTGACCAAGCAATACCACGAACGCGTCCCATTCGTTAAAGCACTTATGCGGGGCGTCCAACAACGACTCGAAGACCCACGGTCCTCCGGGTCCATACGGTCCCTCAAAGGACGCAAGTGCCGGTTCGATTTATGGGAACCCGATACATTTGCCATGCACAAGGCCCTGCCCCGTGAAGAAGCCATCGCGACTCACGGGCCAACGACACGTTTAAAACGTGCCTATACCTACAAAGCACTAAACCGACTCATCCAAGCTTCCGCCGCCGATATGACCAAGCAAGCGATGCTTGACTGTTATAAAGCTGGTCATATACCCATGCTTCAAGTCCATGACGAATTGGCTTTTTCCGTAGACAGTATTGATCAAGCAAGAGAGTTGTCTACGATGATGGAACAGGCAATACCTATCGAGGTGCCAAATCGTTGTGATATTGAGATTGGTCCTTCGTGGGGGGAATGTGAGGACGTAACCTAAAAAAACCAGCTATTCTATACATTAAATCTTGCTTTATCTAAGATAATCGTATAGATTTGCTTACAGGACAGGGGAGACCCAATATCGCTGGCATAAGACACCGGTGTCCGAAAACGTCTAGGACAGGGTATTCCGACACCCAAATTGCTGGCGTAAAGCACCAGTGTCCGAAACGCTCAGGACAGGGAGGTGGCTCCCCGTAACATGGTCTGAGGCACCGGGGTCTGAAACGCCTCACCTATTAACTGGAGATTTTTGTATGGATACCACAAAGTGGAAATCAGTACTCATGCCTCGCGATGTCTACGAAGAAATCGTGGTCATTGCCCGTGTAGAAGGCCGCACAATCAGCGGACAGCTACGCTACATCACAGAAGCATGGAAGCAGGCCAACCTGACAAAGAACGATCAGGCGTTTATTAAGGATGAAGTAGCCAAGTTCCACGATGCAAACGGCCAGACCAAGCCGCTTACGTCAAAAAGCTTTTCTATTTGATGGACATAAAAGCTAAACTAAAAGCTCTGTTGGAAAATTTAGATGAGTCTTACGAAAGAAAAGGAGTTGTTAACCGATCAGACCTCAATGAGATCATCGTGTGGCAAGAATTACTGTATGCAAAACGAGATGCCGAACGAGAAAGGAGTGCCAAGCCCGTCAATCCCAAAAATGATGATTGACGATGCTTTAATCGCGCTTCAAGCGGCCCATAGTTGGGCAAACCGCACCGGGCGCGTTGTAGTAATAATGGAAGATCTGTCGGTGACGTTTCAAGATGAATTAACTGCCGATTCCTTGAAACTTGTTTTAGAAACCATACATGGGGCTTGAATATTTACTCGATTTGTGATGTAAGTTGTTATGGCGTTAGGGTTCTTTGAAATACGTTCCCAAAGTGTATTTACCTCTTAACCATATTGAACCCAACCCCTGCCCTTGCAGGGGTTTTTTTTGTTTGTTCCACGTGGAACATTAAAGTGTCCAGTTTGGTTTACATAAAAAGTGTAAAGTAAAAAGTTTTGTTACAATTGTCACTCGTTTTTAAAAATTTCTGTACATTTGGCCCAAGATATGCGATAGTATAAGAGTCGAAGGGGTTCTTTCGACCGCTAACCCCTAGCGGGTAGCGCTCTTTAACATCAACACTTTGGGAGGTTCACATGCGTGAATCGCGTAAGCAGTACCCGCCGCACACGCGGCAGGAGGTGGGTTGTAAAGTTAGCTGGCTCACTTTCGAAACCCGCAAGTTGGCCGAAGAAGCCGCTGTCGTTGCAAGACACAATGCAGAGATAGACTGGAGCTTAGGCTATGATTTTGGTTATCTATGCCCCGGCGACATAACCGAAAATGACGATGGCACCTTTACTGTCGTCACACCCTAAACAACCGCCCCCGAAAGGGGGCTTTTTTGGAGATCTAGGCACGGCTCATTGAGCGTTACTCCACGCGCGTCATCTGTCAATGAACCGTGTAGGCCAATCGGTTGGCAACACCCCGAAAGATACAATTGTTGCTCTAACTAAACACAGGAGAAAGCTATGACCTACAGAGACAACGCTTACATCCTCAGTAAGCTCAAAGAACGCTACCCCGACTACTACCACCAAGCCTCCATCAAGTTTGAAAACTTCGAATACTCCGATGACGAAGACCGTATTACTGATATGATCGACCACATCGTCAACGCTCATTCCATCGACCACCCACTTATGGAGAAACCACGATGAGCGAACCACGACACGCGGCCATTTACAAAGATTGTGAAATCAATAAATGGTTTCTCGAAATCGTTCCTTACGATCTGAACAAAGAACGAGATGCTTACTGCCATAATGCAGAACAGTTTGGTTTTTTTGATACACCTGAAGAAGCACAAGCCTATGCCGATAAGAACTTTCAAAACACCGGCTTTGGTATACCTGTTCTATATCAACTGGAATTTATGGTCGTTAAAGACAACATTTATATCGTCGCCTAAAAGGTTTACTTATGGATAACTCAATTACAGGGCTTCAAATGAAACTCGTCATGCTCAAAAATGCAGTGCCCATGGCACTCGAGGAACTTAACAACGCCAGTATGGATACCTTCCTCGAATCCATCGCCGACTCCTTGCTCAACCCTCCTATCATCATCGATGAGTTCATCCATAAACTGGCAACCATGGACCCCGCACAACTAAATAACCTGCGTGTCGAAGCCTGCATCGAAGCAGGAACCACGGTGCACGAGTCACTGACCACGGCCCTTGGGGCACTGAACGAGATTCAAACAAGCATGAATGGGCGCAAAGCGGCGGCAGAAAAAGACCTTGAAGAAGCGTGCACGCATCTTGGGCTGATGCTGGTGGCGAATTATCTGGAGAACGTGGCGTCAGAAGTCGAGATCCATTAGTAAATGCCCTATATAGTGTTTTTTCTGAGAGATAGTTTTTATTTTGAAAAAATTAAAAATAGGCGTAACCGGCGTAACCGTGTAACCGTGCCCTGAAAGCCGCATAAACACAGGGGTTTGGCGGTTACAGCAAGGTTACGTGGTTACAGAAGTGTATTCAGAGATTTGTTAATTCGCGATTTAGCATATAGGGGTCAGAGATTTTTTTTTGAAAAAAAAATAAATTCTCAGAAAAACTCTATATAGGGGCTTTTCTTTTAAGCCCTACTTATGGAAAATACCTCGCATACCAACGGAGGTAGTATGACCGCAAGAAAAGAGCGCTACGCTAAAGTACTGAAGACCAAAGGGAGTGGCACTGTCATTCCTGAAGAAAAGAGACCTCGCATTCGCAAAGGGCCTAGCCCCGACAAAAGACTGACTCGTAAGCAAGAACTGTTTGTTCGAGAGCTTGTAGCAAAGGACGGGCAGATCACCATGCGAGAGGCCGCAATCAATGCAGGCTACCCTCCAAAGTCAGCACACGTTCGTGCTTCTGAATTAACAAACCCACGTTTGAATCCGCACGTGTGTCGAGCCATTCGAGAGTATCGTCAAGAACTCGATCAAAAATACGGTGTGGAGTACCAACGGCACCTTCGAGACCTTCAGCGTATTCGTGATACGGCGCTAGAGGCAGGGGCTTACTCTGCGGCAGTTCAAGCGGAATATCGTAGAGGGCAGGCGCAGGGCGACATTTATGTCAGCAAAAGCGAGATCCGCACAGGGTCTATCGATCAAATGTCTAAAGAAGAGGTGATGAAGGCGCTAGAAGATATTAAGCAAACCTACCAACCCTTGACGCACGATGTAGATCTGTCTGAAGGTAATAAGAGATCAAAAGCAAAAGAACGAATAATGTCTGGGGATGAAGGGGTAATCGATGTTTCTAATTAATATTTTGGGGAAGCTGTGGTTTGGTCCAGAAACTTGGAATCGAATGCAGGAAATGCAAAACGCACCAAAGGTACGAATCAATCGTCGATATCAAAGCCGGTATGGGGAAATGAATGATGGACGATATACTGGACGTTCCCAAGAAAACACGGAAGCCTAGAGAATCCAGCTTTTGGCAACAGATGAAACAGGCCATGAAACAACATGAGCCGAAATGGTCTGCCACACGTTTAGAATCTAGAGTCACGCATGGTGTTCCCGATGTTCTGTTGTTAGATCATCGGGGTCACTGGCATTTAGTTGAGCTAAAAACTACTGAACGAAATAAGGTTGACATATCCCCACACCAAGTAGCGTTTGCCAGTAAGCATTCGCGGGGTAGTTGTTGGATAGCCGTAAAACTAAAAACAGGTAGCGCCTCCGAAATATTTTTGTATCGGGGAGAATCCGCAATGGATCTTCGAATGGAAGGGCTTGTCACTGAACCTGCACTTAAATTGTCTGCACCCGTAGACTGGCCGCTGTTCTTTCAAACGCTTGCAAATCGGTAACGCTTGACCTACTCTATGTATGGGACAAATCCCATACACTTTAGGAGGAAAGTCATGAAACAACCGGAAAATAAAAGTTCGATGCTTTTCGGTAATGATGGCGATATTGGTAATGACGCTGAAATCGTTATCTATTACGAAATAAACGGTGAAGCTAAACCGGTTCTAAAAATTCCTTTTTGGATTAACAAAGAAGGTCTTGAAATGGGTCAACCCTTTACTGACATGGTTGATAAAGCGGCACAAGCTCTTGCAGATGTTTATCAGTATTGGCCGGAAGGCTACATTCACGTTCAAACACGAATTAATCGTGAACATTTAAATATTTGTTAGGGGAACTGACATGAAATGGCGCGTCGAAATTGTTCAGACCAATGTTTTTTACATTGAAGCGGACACTGAAGATGAGGCACTAGATATGGCCGCACGGGAACGTATTTGGGATGAGGATCAAACCGCACCCGACACTTATTCTTATCACCACAACATTGAAGAGGTCAGCAATGAAGACTAAACAGGATCTGGTATTGGAACGGTATGGCAATCAAACGGTGGACTATGCCTTGCCGTTGCGGTGGGTACAGGAATGTAATGAGCGGGGGTTTGATGTGGTACCCCACTTTGTATGGCTGTATGACACGACGTTTGGTAGGCCAGCTTCACTTACGCCGGAAGGCGACGCCATGCTGTCCCGCATGGCCCACTGAAGTTACTAGTTATAAAGACCCGCTCCGGCGGGTTTTTTTATGCCTATTTAAATTTTAAAAAGCAGTTGCACTGCAACCCGCTATATGCGACTATCTGGGATGTCGCAATGTGCGGCGCAACTTTGGGAGAGAAATATGGCGGAAATTAACTACGTTGAATTTCACAACTTTGAAGTGGATTGCAGTGAGATTACAGGTGACCCAACGGACATCGCTGTGATTATGCAAAACAGCGATGTATCCCTTCGGGATTTATGTGAATCGGAATTCGGTTGTCATCCAAATGCTTTGGGTTGTCATCCAAACACTGAGGAAAGAGACGAGCTTATTGCCTACCTTAATGAATTGGCGGGCCGTCCTACTTTTCACGATTCTGGAACGATTAAAGATTTTATAGCGAGGTGTAATGACTTCGAAATCCTACTGGAACTAATGTCCACTGTTACGGCAAACCTATTCCGCGTTGCTCAGTCACGCGGCCAACTCTAAGAGGGAACTATCATGCATAGCATTGAAAACGGAACCAACACTCTGCAAAACCTTTTGTTAAAGGTGCAGGATCAAGCCACACGGGCGCAGGATTTTCTTGCGCCTACCAATCAACTCCAATTGATGACTGGCGATCGTGGGGACGGTACAAACGTCTCGCAAGTAGTTATTGAGCAGTCGGGCGGAATGCCTACACAAATTCTGTCCGCTAACGAGGTTGCTTTTGATCAGATAGCCCAGCGGGCTAGTATTGATGTCCGCACCGCCCGTCGGTTACAGCAGGATTACGCTGGCGAATTCGACGCGTTAATCAACGCCATCTGGCAAAAAGAACCCGCTGTTCGAATGCTCCGCACGTTTAACACTGGCGACAATGTTGGCATTGCCCGTGCGTTTGTATCGGATAAATTTAAAACGTTCGATAACGTGCACCTGTTGCAATCCGCATTGCCTCAGTTAATGGAATCGGATGCTCAGTGGAAAGTGGTTAACGGCGAGGTGACAGATAAGCGCTTATACCTTCGTTTAAAATCTGAAAACCAAACCGGTGAAGGTGCCGCAGTCGGGGATGTTATGGCAAACGGTATCGGCCTCAGTAACTCTGAAACCGGTTGCGGGAGTGTCAACGTCTATCAGATGTTCTGGACACTGGCATGCCTCAACGGTATGCAGACTGAAAAGCGCACTCGCAAGTCTCACATCACCGGCGCACGGGGTGACTCTGATACGTGGGGACTTTTGACCGACGAAGCGAAGGATGCTGATAATCATGCGCTGGCGTTGCAGTTGCGGGATGTCACTGCGGCATATGCTAGCCGTGAATCCTTCGATGAAATACTCGAAAAAATGAAGGCCGCGCACGCGGACACTATTTCGGGTTCCGTTAACGCGGCAGTCGAGTCACTGGGC